CTGGCGCGTGTTCCGCGACGGCGCCTATCGCTACCACCTTTCGCCGGCACTCAAGCGCCCCGTTCCCATCGGCACGCGCGTCTATGCCATCACTGGCGGGCGCACGGTTGAGCTACTTGACGGCGCGTCTGTGGTCGAGACGTTCAACTCGCCGCCGGTCACCACGCTTTACTCGCTGCTGTCGCAGATCGCCGCCGACTCGACGCTGATCGAGGTAGACGGCGTGATCGCACAGGACCGGCGCCCGGGCGGCATGGCCTGCGATGACCTGACGGTCTTCACTTCGAGCTACAGCGCCGGCAGCACGCGCGAGGGGACGAGCTACATCCGCCGCGCGGTCATCCCGCTCGCGGTCCCGAGCGCGGCGCCAACCGAGGTGCTTCGCGCCGAGTGCATCGCCGCCCCGATTCCAGGCGCTGAAATCTGGCGCATGTCCGGCAGCGTTTCCGGCGAGATGGACAACGCCATTTCAGGCGTCGCGTGGACGGATGAGGGTTACGCCGCGACCATTCCGCAGGAGTTGGCGCCGAACACCGAGCCGGAAGGTGAGGGCACGGCCTACCTGGAACTTCTGTCGCGCGATGCGGCCACGCCTGTCCCATCCTTGTGCGTGAAGAACTTCCGGCTTGGCGCCGAGGCGCAGACGCGCACCTATGTTTTCGAGTGGCGCCCGCGTCCCGCCGAGGCGTGCGACTGCTCCACCATTCCCGTCGTTGGCGGGCCCAATGACATTTTGCTGGGTATCACCACAGGAGGCACGGCAGTGGCGACTTTGCCGGCTACGCTCAAGACGCTGTATGAACAAATCGAGGACTGGCGGCTGCAGTCAATCGGGTTAAATTGCTTTTGGGGGGACAGGACGGATGACGTTGAGACATGGTTGACGTCCATGTTTATCGACATCTGGAGCGTCACGGGGGCAACTGGAATATCGCCATCAGATGGTTATCCGCTTGGGTCCGTCTCCACGATCATGGAAAGGGCGTCTGCAACCGCTCGCTTTGAGGATGCCGACATCGCTGCGATTGAATTGGTCGCAAATACCTTTCAAACGCATTTGCTCGCGATCTACAACGAGATGGGCGGCAGCGGAGACCTTGATTCCGCCGTTGCAACCGAGTTTCAGACGCAATGGGATGCAATAGTAGATAAGCTGTCTCCATTGATGGTGATCACGAACACCGGGGGGCGCGTTTGGAAAACTCCGTCATTTCAAGCCGGAATTGCCACTGGCGATCTTGATCAGCCCGGCGCAATGATTCAGCAATATATCGACAGAGCAATCGCGGGGACGAGGAATCTAACTAACGATCTTGGCCCGCTTACTCGGCTTGTTCAGGCCCATATCGGGAAGGTCTACATTGCCGGGAACCTGCTGCGCCCTTTTGATGGGGCCACACTGACAGGGAATGCAGTGTGGCAGGATCACGGCGGTGATTACTGGTTTGTGAGCCAAGGAGACGGCTTGCTACCAATCCAACCGGGCTTTTACTACCACTCGGCCCGGATGCAACCAAACGACATTGGCGAAGACGAGCCGGTCAGTACGCGCGAGTTTGGCTTCGGGCCTGCGGTCGGCTGCGTCGAGAACATGCAGGTTGGCGACAAGTTGATCGTCAAGACGACGCCATACGCCAACGGCCGCGCGACGTACCAGCAGGGCGACGCTATCGAGTGGGAAATCGTGCGCGCTGATCCGGTGCAGCTCGGCGGCGGGCAGACGGGCGATGACACGCTGACTTTCGGCGTGCGCGGCTCTGTCGTTGGCGCACTGGCTGACTACTCGCTCGTCACCACGGCGCCATCGTCCTACAGCAACGGCGGTCTCGCATTCACGGTCACGCCGGGCGCGATCCCGTTCGAGGTCGGCGACCGCTGGACGTTCTCGGCCGAGGGCGGCGAGTTTCGTTGGCGCATCGACTCAGGATCGTGGACCACAGCAGACATTGCCGCCACGGTCGCCCTGTCTGGCGGGGTCACAGCACGCTTTGTCGCTGGCGCCACCCCGTCGTGGGCGGATGGAGACGTCTACCAGCTCAAGATGCTGGCGACCTCAGGCGCAGGCAGAGCGCGCACGCCGTCTGACGAGTCGATGGCTTGGACCGGCAGCACTCAAATCGACATCACTCCGACAGGCAGCGGCGCAGCGGACACGCTGATGATCGCGCTGCACACGATTGCCAGCACGGCGACGGTGACGCTCAGCGGCAGCAACGACAATTGGGCTACGACTGCGGTCTCGCATGCCGTGCCGTGGGCTGCAGGGACGATGGCGCTGCTGTTCGCGTCCGCCACCTGCACAAAGTGGCGCCTGACGGTCAACGAATCCGGCTCAATCGGATGGCTCTATCTCGGCGTGCCTGAGCGGCCAATCGTCAGCGGCACCGCGGCCACCGTGGAGCATGGCCGATGGACTCGCCGCGCCAGGCTGGCCAACGGACAGCGCCAGCGGGCGATCGGCGGGCAGGTCGCACATTCCGATTGCTCGGCGTCTTCGATTGACGATCTGCTGACCGCCATCGAGTACGCGCACAGCAACGACGACGGGCGGATCGGCGCAGTCAGCCCCGAGGGCGAGGGCACGCTCGCGACTGTGGCGGATGAGGTCGAAATCTCAGACGCCTACGGATTCCAGGCACCGGCCGCTGATCGGCGGCTGTCCATTACGATGACTCTGACACCGAGGTAACACCATGGCGGCAAACATTCGACTCGCTGACGCGACGCGAAACGCGACGCTCGATGCGATCAAGACCAAGATGGACGCTGGCGCGGGTCCGGCGGTGATGGAGGTCTACACCGGCACCATCCCGACCAATGCCAACACCGCCATTGGCGCGCAGGTCAAGCTAGGCACGCTGACGTTCAGCGACCCCAGCGCGCCAGCCGCGTCTGGCGGCGTACTGACGTTCTCCGCGATCACGCAGGACAGTTCAGCGGACGATACCGGGACGATTGGATGGGCGCGCATCAAGGACAGCGACGGAAACACGATCATGGACGTGTCCGCCGGAACAGGTTCTGGAGTCGTGCTGCAATTCAACACGCTGGCGGTGACGGTTGGCGGGCCGATTTCTTGTTCCGCTTTCACGATCACGGCGCCGCTGACCTGATATGAGCGTCACCGCAACCGGCGCAGGCACGCTGTCGTTTGAGGGCGCCGCTACGTGCGTCGCTCACGCGACAGCAGCCGGCGCCGGATTGCTTTCTTTCGAGGGCGCGGCATCCGCGCTTGCGCCAGCAACTGCGGTTGGTGATGGCAGGATCTCGTTCAGCGGGTCCGCGACTGGCATCGCCCCGGTAACATCGACTGGCGCCGGATCACTTTCATTTTCCGGCGCCGCGACCGCCGCGCATGGCGTTTCCGCGACTGGCGCCGGCACGCTTTCGTTTGTAGGCGAGGGCGGCGACTATGTGCTTGCCTCTGGCGACGGCCTGCTGTCGTTTTCCGGATCGGCTACTGGCCATGTCGGAACGGCTGCCTCTGGCGTCTGGCTCTACATTCACACCACGCCGCCGGCCCAGGTCTACGCTATCGACGCGCTTCGCGGGCGGCTGCATCCGTCGCTTCCGATGCACCGCGTCCCGTTCACGGTTTCCGCGACTCAGTCACAACTCGGGCAGCGCAACGATTCGTTCTCGGTCACGCTTGATTCCCCGGCCGCCACGCTGCGCCGGCACCTGAGCGAGCAAGCGCCATACGGCGTCCGTGTCGATGTCATGGACGGCGGAACGCTTTCCCGAAGCGGCATCGTCTCGCAAGTCGAGAGCCGCGCGGGCGGGCTGCTTGAATTGGATTGCGAGGCGCCCGGCTGGTCGGATGATCTGCCGCTGCGCACGTCCGCGGATCTCGGTGAGTTCGGCGAGTTGTCGCCGCTCCCGTGGCGCTACGGCCGCTCTGTGTCCGGCGAGTGCGTCAGGTTGAATGCCGCCGGCACGCGCTGGCTGTGGGCTGACCATGCGTGCTCGCGCGTGACTGCGCTTGAGGTGGACGGCCAGCCCTACGACGCATGGGCGTGGCGCAATGACACGGACGCCAACGGACGGCCGATCTGCGTCGTGCAGACGTCGGATCCGCAGCCGGAAGGAACGCGCGTGGTCGCCACCGGTGACGGCGCGCTAGATCCTCTGTCCGGCACGCTTGCCAGCAATCCGGCCGATGTGGTCGCGGCAATCTGCGCCGCGGCAGGAGTCGAGGTAGACCGCGGCGACCTGGTCCCGTTGCGCGTCGAGTGCATCGGGCGCGGACTCGAGGTGGCTGGCACGATCACGGGCGGCAGCCTGCAGTCAGTGCTGACCGAGATTTCCGCATCCATCTATGCCGCGTTTTCGCGCGAGCTTCCTGGC